CTACTGTTCTTGTCGAACGCCAGTCGAACGCGCCGTGGCGCGAAGCATGCCTGCCACCGCGCGACCCGCCGCCTCCAGCGCCAAGCCGGATTGCAGCATGTCGTAGATAGCCAGCAGCAGCTCGGCACGGCCCGACGCATCGGTGGTCGCATGCGCCTGATCGAGCGCGCGCTCCATTACTTCGGCGGCACCACGGATTAGATCGGCATCCGGTCGCGCAGATTGAGCAGTTTTGTCTGGCGCGGCTTCCGACGCGCCGACGCGCATGTCGCCCTCGCCTGTGGCCAGCCAGTCCATGCGCGCTCCGGCGGCCACGCAAAGCCTTGCCAGCGGACCGAACGGCGGTTCGTTCTCTTCCTTGATGTAGCGCTGCAGCGCTGCCGACGAGATCCCCATCACCGTATACGCAGATGTGCGAGTTCCCAGCAGCCTGGCGACCTCACCAATGCGATGTCCGATTCCCGGGGCCGGAATCGGACGCGACGTCGGATTCCGTGCCGGCACGTCCGATTCGTCGTAAACGACTGATTTATCTTTAATTGTCACCATGATTACTCAGATGTGCGAGCGCAGCAGAATCGGACACTCGCAAATGTGTTGACTCACCATCAAATGTGAGTAGTATCTAGCCCGTAGATACCGCCAAGGGGAACCGCGCCACATGTCCACTAACGCCGCCCAAAAAAAGCCAGTCATTACTGACTGGCACCCAGCCGACATCGTTGCCGGGCTGCGGAAAATAGGCTGGTCCCTGCAGCAGCTCGCCCTGGAACACGGCTACGCTGGTCGCAGTGCGCTGTCCAAAGCGCTTGCGGAACCGTACCCGAAAGCCGAAGCCATCATTGCTGAAACGCTTGGTGTCGAGCCCAAGGAAATCTGGCCCAGCCGCTACAACGCCGACGGCACGCCGAATCGCGCACGCGGCATGAAGCCCCGTCGTCCCGACCACATCCGTGTTGTGAGCAAGGCTACCACCGGTGGGCGGAGTGGCAATCTGCAAAGCAAGCGCGGCGAATAGACATGGCCGCCCTCAGTTTTTCCGTGCGGCAGTCCCGCCTGATCAAAAATGCAATCGTTCGCCTCGCCTCGTCGTGCGAACAGGCGTTGAACATCGCTGCGAAGCATGGCCTGCGGGGCGATCCAGAAGCCGCGGCTGCATGGCGCCGCACTGCTGCGGATTTCTCGGGCCGGGCCTTCGAGTGGTCGGCCGAGCTCCAATACCAGCAGCTTGGAGAACGTCCGTGACGCGCCGGGCTGGGGGAGCCCATACGCTCGATCTGTTCGAGATCCCGCGGGCGGTAGCGCCAATGCCAGGCTCGATGGACTACCGCGCCGTGGTCAGTGAGCTGATCAGCCGCATGATGGCCGAGGCCCACACGGCCGGCATCGACCGCCACGAAGTGGCTGCACGGGCAAGCCGGCTCACTGGCAAAGACGTGACCAAAGCCATGATCGATGGCTACACGTCGCCGGGCCGCGAGGAATTCAACTGCCCGCTGTGGGTAGCGCCGGTACTGGAGATTGTCTGCTGCAGCACGCCGCTGGCCAACTGGCACGTTGGCGTGCACGGCGGCCGCATGAGCGTCGGCGCCGAAACGCTGGACGCCGAAATCGGACGGATCATGCGCGAGCGCGAACTCGCAGATGCCCGCCTGCGCGACCTGAAAGACCTGCGGCGGAGGGTCCGCTGATGGCCGACGGCAACAGCAGCGAGCGCTGGTACGCGGCTGTCGACCTGGCTGGGTTGCCTGGCCTTCCCGGCACTGATCGCCGCGTGCATACGCGCGCCGAGAAAGAGGGCTGGACACGCCGGCAGCGCGAGCGCGGCAAAGGCAGTGAATACGCCTTCAGCAGCCTGCCGCCGGCGACGCAGGCCGCCATCCTGCTGCGCGAACGCCCGCAACAGCCGGCCAAGCCGCGCAACACCCTGGCCCCCAGCGAGGCGCGGCTGGCGTCGATCTGGCAGCGCTACGAGCAGGCCAAACAGCCCATGAAAGACGTGGCAACCACGCGCCTGCAGGCGCTCGATGCCGTCAGTGTCCTCGTGCGCGGTGGCACGGCACTGATGCAGGCGCGCGCCATCGTCGCCGCGCAGTTGCAGCGCGACGGCGTGCGCGGCGGTAGCGCCGCCAGCATCGGCCGCTGGCAGCAGGATGTTGCCCACGCCCATCGCAAGGACTGGCTCGCACTGCTGCTGCCGCACTACGCCGGCCGCACCGCCACGGCCGAGATCGAGCCTGAAGCCTGGGAGCTGTTCAAGGCCGACTACCTGCGCCAGGAGCAGCCAACCGCGAGCAGCTGCTACGACCGCCTGGTGCGCATCGCCACCACGCGCGGCTGGGAGCTGCCCAGCCTCAAGACATTCACCCGCCGCGTCATCCGCGAACTGCCGCGCGCCGTGCGCGTGCTGGCTCGCGAGGGCGAGGAGGCGCTCTCCAAGACCTACCCCGCGCAGGAGCGCGACCGCTCCATGATGGAGGCGCTCGACGGCGTCAACGCCGACGGCCACCGCTGGGATATCCGCGTGCGGTTCCCGGACGGCACCGAAGGCCGCCCCTGCATCCTCGGTTGGCAGGACCTGGGCTGCGGCAAGCTGCTGGCGTGGCGCCTGGGTGACCACGAAAACAGCGACATGGTGCGCCTGAGCTTCGGCGACCTTGTGCGCAGCTACGGCGTGCCCGCCAGCGTGTACCTGGACAACGGCCGCGCCTTCGCCAGCAAATGGATGACGGGCGGCACACCCAACCGCTACCGCTTCAAGGTGCGCGAGGAAGACCCCACCGGCCTGATCACCAGCTTGGTCGGCGCCAACAATGTGCACTGGGTGACGCCGTACCACGGCCAGGCCAAGCCGATCGAGCGCATGTGGCGCGACTTCTGCGATCGCATCGCCAAGCACCCGGCCTTCGCCGGGGCATACGTCGGCAACAACGTGGCCAACAAGCCTGAGAACTACGGCAGCCGCGTGATCGAGTGGGCCGAGTTCGAGCGTGTGGTGACAAGCGAGATTCACGCACACAACGCCCGGACCGGCCGGCAGCTGAAATCCTGCGCCGGACGCAGCTTCGACGCCGCTTTTGCGGAGAGTTACGCGCGCATCACCGTGCGCAAGGTCAGCGACGAGCAGCTGCGCCAGCTGCTGCTGGCGGCCGAGGCCGTCACTGCCAGCCCGATCGATGGCAGCGTGCGCCTCGCCGGCAACCGCTACTGGACCGAAGCGCTCAGCGAGCACGCCGGCCGCAAGCTGGTGCTGCGCATCGACCCCTGGCACCTGCAGGGCGTGGCGCACGTGTACGCGCTGGATGGCACGTACATCGCCGCCGCCGAGTGCGTTGCAGCGGTCGGCTTTGCCGACGTCAACGCGGCCCGCGAGCATGCCCGTGGCAAGAAGCAATACAAGCGCGCCGCGAGGGACATGCTCGCCGCCGAACGGCTGATGGATGCAGCTGCCGTCGCCGCGCAGCTGCCGGACATGACGCCACCGGATGCGGTTGCCGCAGGCGTGATCTCACCGGTGTTCGGCCTGCACGGTGGCAAGAAGCCCGAAGTGCAGCCGGAGCGAAGGGCCGCCACCGGCACCGACGGCCCCAGCAAGCTCGACGTGCTGATGTTCCAGCGTGCCCAGGCCATGAAGGAAAACCAGTTCTAAGTCGCCGCGGCGGTGTTGACGCACCGCCGCGACTAGCCAGCAGCACCACCGCACCACAAGGGGTAACAAGCAATGAGCGACACCGCCAACGTCAACGAAATCTATCAGGGCGACGCCGCGCTGCGCGAGCAGATCCGCGCAGCGTTGCAGCACGACAAGCGACTCAGCCAAGCCATCCTGGCGAAAAAGTCCGGCGTCAGTGCCACTACGCTCAACCAGTGGCTGGCTGGCAAGTATCCCGGCGACAACGAAGGAATCGACGCGAAGCTGCGTTTGTGGCTTGAAGCCGACCAGGCACGCCGCGCTGCGGGCAACGCCATGCCGGTGGCACCCAACTACGTCAGCACGCCCACCGGCTCGCGCATCCTCGGTGCGCTGGGGTACGCCCAGATGGCCGGCGATATCGCGGTGATCTACGGTGGTGCGGGCGTCAGCAAGACCAGCACCGGCGAGCACTACCGCGAATCCAGCCCCAACGTGTGGATCGCCACCATGACGCCGAGCACGTCGGGCGTTGTGCCCGCACTCGAAGAGATCTGCGATGCCATCGCGATCTCGCCCGGTGGCGGTGCCCGCAAGATGGCCAAGGCCATCTGCAAGCGTGTGCGCGACACCCACGGCCTGCTGATCATCGACGAAGCGCAGCACCTGGGTGTGCCCGCGCTGGACGAGATCCGCGCGATCCACGACGCCACCGGCGTGGGCATTGCCCTGGTCGGCAACGACGGCGTGTTCGCCCGCATGGCCGGCGGCCGCAATGCCCAGCAGCTGGACCGCCTCTACAGCCGCGTCGGCAAGCGCCTGCGCCTGCAGCAGTCCACCGAGGCCGACATCGTGGCGCTGATCAAGGCCTGGGGCATCGACGACGCCAAGTGCCACGCTACGTTGATCCAGATCGCGCGGGGTCCCGGTGCGCTGCGCACGCTCACCAAGACGTTGCGCCTGGCCAGCATGTACGCCGCCGCCGAAGGCCGCACCGTGTGCTGCGAAGACGTGCGCGCGGCGGCCACTGAATTGATGAGTGGGGGTGACAAGTGAGCACCGAGCTCTGCGTCACCACACTCACGGAAAAGGAACAGCAGCGGATGAACGATGTTCTGTGCAGCGCCGCCAACCAGGCGATCGGTGCGCTGTCCTTCCTCGACAGTATCGGGGCTAGCGTGGTTTCGATCGAGATCCGCAGCCATCGGCCGAGAGTCATTCTTGACGCCGCTCCCGGCGGGATGGTGAAGGGCGCGATCCGAATGACCCGCCGGATGGGTAGCTACCGTGAGCACGTCATGGTCGCGATGGTCCAGGGCTGCCAGGTCGAGTGGCTGGTACGCATGGTGCGCAGCGATGCTGCGCTGGAGCGTGCGTGATGCGCATCCACTTTGAAGACGACGGCCGGGGCCCACGTTGCTGGCAACTCGACAACAACGGCGTCGTGGTCTTTTGCCGTCAAATCCAAGCCTCACTGGGGATCGGGTGCCGCGTTCTGCGGCATCGGGAGCTGCGCCCTGGCGATGGCGTCGTGGTCCGATGTCTGGATGGCTGCACGAGGTCAGTGCGGCAGCGCGTCACGAGTATCGATGCCGACATGACCGCCGAGTCCTTCAGCGCTGCCTACCCGACGGGCACGCCCTGCCGCTACTTCCCCGTCGCCGGCGAGCTGGCTCACCAAAAAACGACGATTCGCTCGGGGGCCTGGTCCCTTGGTCATGGCGCCGTCGTCGTGAAGATCGACGGAGTGGCTGGCGGCGTGGATATCCATCACCTGGTGATGGAGGCCTGACATGGCGAATGACAGCACTTTGCCGCCATCGCTTGCAGCGGCCCAACGCCAACGCATCGATCACGAAGACGAGCTGCCTCCGTGGTTGGGTGAGCGCCTGCGCGATGCCACCTACCAGATCTTCCGCAGCGCTGCTGAGGCAGCGCTGGCCACACAGGAAAACGCACATGACTGAGCAGACCATCCCCGCCGGCTACCGCCGGAACAGCGTCGGGCACCTCATCCCCGAGGAGCTGATCGAGCCGATCGACCTCGCCCGCGACCAGGTCGTGGCGGATCTGGTCGCCAAGGCCAAGGCGGTGCAGGCCGACCTGAAGGCGTGCAAGACCTACACGTTCGGCGAGATCGATGCCTTCGTCGACCTGTCCGCAGAGCAGTACGACGTGAAGCTGGGCGGCAAGAAGGGCAACATCACCCTGGTCAGCTTCGACGGGCGCTACAAGGTCGTGCGCCAGGTGCAGGACAACATCACCTTCGACGAGCAGTTGCAGGCGGCGAAGGCGCTGATCGACGAGTGCCTGCGCGACTGGACAAAAGAGGCCCGCGTCGAGGTGGCCACGCTGATCAATGACGCCTTCCGGGTCGACCAGGCCGGCAACATCCGGACCGGCCTGGTGCTCAGCCTACGCCGGCTGAAGATCTCCGACGAACGCTGGAAGCGGGCGATGGAGGCGATCAGCAATGCGGTCCAGGTAATCGGCAGCAAGTCCTACGTGCGCTTCTACGAGCGGGTCGGCAACAGCGACCAGTACAGCCCGATCAGCCTCGACATGGCGGGAGTGTGAGATGGCCAGCATCGAGATCAGCCGCTCGCAGGCCAACCAGATCATCAGCAACCCAGAGGCGAGCAGTGAAGCAGGGGCTATCGCGCTCGGGACACTGTTCTTCATGGAGGCTGCGGACCACGTGGATGAATGGTCCGAGGAAATCCGGGTCGCCAAGAAAATGGCCGGGGAGGAATGAACATGGACCTGCTCATTGCCTACTGCTGGGCCAGCGGCCAGATTGAATTCGGGTCGACCGTACCGGAGGGAGCCATCGAGATCGTGCGCGGCAGCGATCGCGCTGTGCGTGACGGGATGGACGTCACGGCACGCCATGGGTATGAGCCCGGCGTGCTGCTGGTGCCTGGTGTGCCGGAGGCGCCCGATCAGAAGCGCGCCGCTAAAGCCTTGCAAATCTTCAAGCTGTGGCTCGCCCAGCGTGAGCGGCCGGGCTTCCGCGTCGCAGTTCAGTTCACCAATCCGTTTGACCACGACCTGTGCGGCACCCCGGTGAGCACGCTTTCCGCCGACGACCGGTGCCGCGCCGTGGCGAACTTCGACCAGTCCGAATGCCTGTCGGCGTTGCTTGTACCTGGGCTGCAAGCCTCGGTCCGAAAGGCCATCGACCGCCGTCTGCGCCGTCTGCTGAAGGCGGAGGTGGCGGCATGAACCGGGCGGCCATCCTGCGGAAGGTCAAGGCGTGCCTGCGCCTCGCCGCGTCGTCCAACCCTAACGAAGCTGCCGCAGCGCTACGCCAAGCCCAAGCGATGATGAAGGCGCACGGCATCAATCATGCCGAGGCGATGGGCGTCGACGAGGCGGAGGTCAGCACCCGCGCCCGAGGCGCGGAGCCCGCACGAAGCGTCATGTTCTTGGCTACGCTCGCTGCCAATGGGTTCGGCGCGCGCTTCATCGTTTACCGCGAGAAGGGCTGGAACAGCGGATCCACCGTGATCCGTTTCTACGGCTGCGATGGCGCCGCCGAGATCGCTGCTTTTGCCTTCACGGTGCTGCGCCGGCAGACGGATGCCGACCGCCTGAAGCACATCATCCGCGTGCGCAAGCGCGGCAACCGCGAGGCTCGCGGAGAGGTGTTCGCGTTGGCATGGGTCAATGCGGTCGCGCATCTGTTCCCAGGTGGTGAGGTCACTGACGAGAAGAAGCTGGCCATCGACGCGTTGATACGCGTCCGCTATCCATACGCCGGCACCAGCAGCGGTCGTGACCTGACCACGCGAGGTAAGGCCAAGGATGACGACGCCTGGGCCGGCCACCTTGCGGGCAAGGCGGCGAAGCTGCACCGCGGCGTCAATGGCTCAGGCCAGCGTGCGCTGGAGCATGAGGCATGAGCGTCGGCATCCTCTTCCGCCCCGGCAGCCTCTGGATCGGCGCGCATTGGTCGCCAATGAATCGCCGGCTCTGCGTCAACCTGATCCCGTGCGTGACGATCTGGATCGTCGTCGCCGGCGGAGTAGCGCCATGACCTGCGCGGCAAAACAGCGCGTCGCCGCGATCCGGGCAGTCCAGGCCATGCGCCGCAAGCTCGACCTCGACGACGACGCCTATCGCGACCTGGTCGATCGGATCTCCCGCACCTGCGGCCCGGCTGTGCGCAGTGCCGGGGATTGCAGCCTGGCGCAGCTCAATGCCGTGGCAGCGGAGATGCGTATGAAGCTCGGCCAGCCGGTGCAGCCGTGGCGCAAGGGCAAGCCACGGCGGCCGGTGATGGCGCGTGAGGCGCGGCTGAAGAAGATCGAGGCGCTGCTGGCCGACCAGGGCCGCGAGTGGGAATACGGGCATGCGATAGCGCGTCGGATGTGCAAGGTCGATCGGCTCGAATTCTGCGATGGCACGGGCCTGTCGAAGATCATTGCCGCGCTGGAATACGACATCCGCAGGCACCCGGAGCGCAGCCGCACGGGCTACCTGCCGGTGCCGCCTCAAGGGGGACAGTGATGTCGATCATCAATCCGATGTCGCCGCAGGAGATCCGCGAGCGCTTCACGCACGTCGGCTGGCTGGCGTTCTGCCCGATCTATCTGGCCGAGGACGGCCCGGATGGTGTCGTGATCTGCGAGCGCAACGGCATCCCCGCGGCGGTCATGTGGGCCGCCGAGTTCGTCATGGGCGTGGCCATCTTCCTGCTTTCGGCGCTCGTGCCGAGGTATCGGCCGCAGTGGGGATTCATCGTTACGGGGGAGATCACGCGTGAACGAATCGATTGAATCCAGGTTGCTCGCGCAAATAGCCGAGCGCGAGAAATCACTGACCGAGGAACGCCTGCGCATCGATGGCTTGCTTTCAAACATCCGTCAGCTGGAGAGCGCCGTGGATGGGTGTCGGAAAAGCATCGCGTGGTCCGCAGCCTGGCTGGCGGAGACCAAGAAGTTGATGGCAGATCGAGAACGTTTGATGAAGGTGACGAAGGGGGGAGTCAAGTAATGGACAAGATGCAAAAGTCGATGGCTGCGGGGCTTGCGCGCGGCGACGCCGTCTCCGAAGCGGTTATCAATGTTCTTCGCGAGCAACCCGACCGGAGTGCTGAGTTCACCGAAGCCTATGTCATGAACGTCATCGCGAGCCTGCTGGGCGTCGCCGCCGCCGATCTTGGCCATGCCCGGGCAAAGGAGGTGTTCAAGTCCATCGGTAACATCATGGATACGGCCTTGGCGATCATTGAATCCGGTTCGAATTCACAGGTGCACTGATGCATGTGACCTGTCCGAGCTGCAATGAATCCTTCCCGCTCGTCGCAGGCTTCCTGGAGCCGGACGGCAAGCGCTTCGGCATGCTGCTGGCCGGCATGGAGCCGACGCTGGGCCGCGCGGTTGTTGAGTACCTGGCGCTGTTCACGCCCGGCAAGCAGAAGCTGCGCCTGGCGCGTGCGGTGAAGCTGGTGGCCGCGCTGGATGCCCTAGTGCGCGAAGGCACCGTGTGCCGCGACGAACGCACCAGTGCGCGCCGTGCAGCGACACCGGCGCAGTGGGCGGCCGGCATCGAGCAGATGCTGGAGCAGCGTGCGCGGCTCACCTTGCCGTTGGCCAACCACCACTATCTGCGCAGCGTGGTGTACGGCATCGCCGACCAGGCCGGTGCCGCCGCCGAGCAGGCGCGCGAAGCCGCCGCCAAGTCCGGGCGGCGGGCGGTGGGGCCCAGCCCGCCGACCGCCGCTGTGGATCCGCTGACCGAGCAGCTGCGCTATCTCGATCAGATGCACGACTACGGCCGACTCACCGACGCCGAGTGGGATGACGCACGCGCGAAGGCGTTCGCAAAGTATGGCGGCGTGCCGGCGTGAAAGATCAGCACGCCAGCATCGACGCCAACGATCTGCCGCCTCGCCTTGCGGCGTTGGCGGCACTGATCGGCTTGCCGGCCACGCTGCGCCTGGTGGAGGCGCGCGGCGGCACGCGCGTGTATGTGCCGGATGTCGCGACGGTGGATCACTGGATCGCGCGCCTGATCGGCTTGCCGGCGCTGCAGCAGCTGGTGTCGGAGCGGCCACGTGATTACATCGAGCTCGATCGCGCGACGGCGGCTTTGCGCGCGGTGCGCGATCGCCAGATCATTGCCGACCATGCAGCTGGCATATCCACCGCCACCCTGGCGCTGGAAAACGGCTTGACGCAGCGACAAGTGTTCAACATCCTTGCCCGTACCAGCGCCGTCGCCGACCAGTGCGACCTGTTCCAGCAAACCCGCTGAAGCGCTTCAGCCTGATTCCCTCCCGCGTCGATCCGTAGCCTGACCGCTATAGCGTGTAACCCCTGCACGCTGTACGCCGGCGGGGCTGATTCCCCTGCAGCCTCGCCGGCACCCTTTCAGGAGCGGCGCATGGCAGGCACGACAAAAGAGCGTTTAAGCGCGGCTTACGAGGGCTTTGCCGCGGCGTTGAGCGACTTCGGACGCATGGCGTTGTGGGCGCTGCTGTCGCTGCTGCTGCTCGCCGCCATCGCCACGTGGCTGAACCCGGCGAAGGTCGGCAGCTATCTGTGGATCATCTCCAAGCTGAGCCTGGCCGCCGTGCTCGGTTACGGCTTCGACCGCGCGGCCAGCCCGGACGGCAGGCCCAGCAAGCTCGATGGCATCGAGATGGCGATGGCGCAAACGCGCCGCGCGACGCTCATGGCCGCGGCGATCATCGCGGCGGGGTTGATGCCATGAGCTGGCTTTTTATCTTCTTCAGCACCGTTTTACTGGCGCGCGGTTTGTGGTTGATCCCGACCACGCTGGTCGAGGCCCGTTCGCCGCTCGCGCCGTACCTGACCGTTCGCGGCGCGCTTTATTTCGCCACAGGCGTCATCTTCTGGTTCTTCGGCATCGGCCTGAAGATCGTGGTGGGAGTGTTCCCATGACGGGCGGCGTGATCCTGATCCTTGCCGGTGCTGGCTGGGTGCTCCTGGCCACGACGCCGATGCCCGCCGGCTGGCCACGGCAAACCGTGCGAGGCTGGCTTGGCTGGGCGGCGATCGTCGTTGGCCTTGGCGTGGTCAGCATCAACGTGCCGGCGGCCACGCCGGCGCCGTCGCCGACCAAGGCCGCGCCCGTGGTGCGCGTGCCCGAGGTCAGTGCGATGTACCGCAGGTGGGTCGAGCAAGCCGCCGCCGAGGAATGGGGCGTGGATGGCTCGCCCGCCAGGCTGGCGGCGCAGCTGCACCAGGAGTCGAGCTGGAACCCGCACGCGCGCAGCGCCGTGGGTGCGGAGGGCCTGGCGCAGTTCATGCCGGCCACCGCACGCTGGATCGCGCAGAAATTTCCCGGCCGCCTCGGCGGATTCGATCCCTGGGATCCACAGCAGGCTGCGCTGGCGGCGGCGATCTATGACGCCTGGCTCGCGGAGCGCAACCCGGGCGCTGGCCAGTGCAGCACATGGTCGTTTGCGCTGTCGGCCTACAACGGCGGCGAGGGCAACCTACGCCGGGAGCAGGCGATGGCCGCCAAGGCCGGGCGCGATCAGCGGCGCTGGGGTGGCAACGTGGCTGACATGCGCGTTCGGTCAGCGGGCGCCTGGCGCGAGAACCGCGCGTACGTGCGGAAGATCCTGCTGGTGCTGGAGCCCGCGTACATCGAAGCCGGATGGGCCGGCGAAGCGGTGTGCGCATGACGCTCAAAGCGGTCGCCATAGATATAGGGATTCTGGTGCTGGTGGCCAGCGTGGCCGCCAGCATCGCGTACACCCGCGGCCATGCCGCCGGCATCGCGCATGACAACAAGTTGGTGCTCGATGCGCAGCGGGATACGCAAACCGCGCAGGCCAATGCCCGCACAGCGGGAGCCGCGCTGCTGGATCTGCAAGGCCGCCTGGCCCACCTGCACCAGACGCTGCTCGATGCGCAGCAGGTGGCGAAAGTGGCGCTGGATCAGCGCGACGTACTCGCCAAGAAACTTGCCGATGAGGCGCGCCGCCGCATCGCCGCCGACAGGAAAGTTGCCCATGAAAGCTCCGACTGCTCTGACCTTGAGCACCTGCCTATGTGCCCTGTGCTTGCTCGCCGGCTGTTCGGCGAACCGCCCCATGCCGCCGCTGCAACCACAGCTGGCGCCGGTGGTGATCGACAACCCCGTGCCGGTGTACCAGGCGGTGGATAGCAAGCTCACCGATCCCCTGCCGGCGCCAGCACCGCCGCCGTGGAATTGCCTGTTCAAGGGTGAGCCCACGGTATGCGTGCTCGATGCCCTGCTGCAGATCCCCGCGTGGTCGGCTGTACGTGACCAGGCCAACCTCGACCGCGCGACCACCGCGGCGAGCACACCCGTTACGTCTCGAACGCACTGACGCGGTCCGCCCACTCGAATCACCTGGAGTCCCCATGTATCGACGCCGATTTTTTCCGCTGGTGGTAGGCCTTGCCGCCGCCCTTGGCGCGTGGGCCATGCCGCCACAAATTCCGGTGGCCGGGCCGAGGGTGGTGTCAGGCATCAGCCCTCGCGCCAAGGCCCCGCGCCGTGCATCAGCTGGGACGGGCCACGTGCTGCCTGGAAAGAAAGGGTGCCCGCAGAAGCAACAGGGCAAGGCCTGCCGCCACGGCAAGACGGCGCGCCAGCATCGCCGCGCCATGCGCTTGAAGCGCGGCTGATCCGGGAGCAAGGCATTGACCGACCAGATCGACCCCGTGCCGGAGATGGAACAGCGCGAACGGGACGAAGGCGTGCGGCGGGTGCGCGATCGCATCGCCGAGAGTTTCAAGCCCAGGGCGCCGGGCGTGGCCGCTCTGTGCATCGATTGCGATGAACCGATCGAACCGGAACGCCTGGCGGCGCTGGCGCACAAGACCAGCCGTTGCGTCAGTTGTGCGCAGGATTTCGAGCAGCGCCACCGGATCAACCAGAGGATCGGCTAGTGATCGAGGTTTTACAAAGTGGGAAAGCGCGGAGCGAGAAAACTCCCAATGTGCATCCGGACTGGCAGCACTGGATGGACGAGAGCACGTACACCCACGCGCAGGCACGCGAAGAGCTGGGCCTGGCAAACGGTACGTTTTACCGCCGCATCGCGAAGGCGCCGACGCTGGTCGATCGCCTGGCCATGCGCGCCTTGTTTGAAGGATTGGAACCATTCTGATGAGCGACCTGACCGCCACCATCATCATCGCGTTGCTCATCGTGAACCTGCTCGGCCTGCTGGTGATCGGCTACCGCGTCAGCCGCCAGAGCAACGATGCCGGCGACTTGGATCGGCGCCTGACGCGACTTGAAGCGCGTGTGGACAACCTGCCTACGCACCGCGACCTGCTGGATTTGCGAACCGGCATCGGCGACGTACAGGAAAGCATGGCCGCCATCAGCGGCCGGACCGAGGCCATGACGCAGATGTTGAGAACGATCCAGGAGCATCTGCTGGAGAACGATCGATGAAGACTTTTACCGAACGCCTGCGCGAGGACCGCCGCCTGGTGATTCTGCGCATCCTTTCCGAACAGCCGGGCTTTCGGCTCAACACCTCGAACCTGCACGCCGGCCTGCATCACCTGGCTGTAGCCGCCTCGAGGGACGATGTGCTGACGGACGCGCACTGGCTCAAGGACCAGGGCCTGGTGCTGCTGGAGCCGGTGCCGGAGGTGCCCAGCCTGTACCTGTGCACGTTGACTGCCCGCGGCGGCGACGTTGCCGAGGGCCACGCCCGCGTGCCGGGTATCAGCCACCCGAGCCCGAAGTAAGCCCATGCCGCGTCAGTCGAGCATCAAGCGCCTACCGGCCGAGCATCGCCGCTTCCTGGAGAAGCTGATGCGCGAGGACCGGTACAGCCTGAACGAGATTCTCGCCAAGGTGCGGGAGCGCTTTCCCGAGGCGCAGGCGCCCAGCCGCAGTGCGCTCGGGCGCTACAGCCAGCAGGTGACGGAACTGGCGGGCCGCATGCGCGACATCCAGGCGGCGGGTACCGCGCTGGTGACGGAGCTGGGCGAGGATCCCAATGATCGCGGCGGGCAGCTCCTGGTGCAGGCGGTGACCACGCTGGCCACGCATGCGGCGCTGACCGCGACCGAGGCCGACAAGAACGTATCCATCAAGGAAGTGGGCGAGCTGGCGCGCGGTGCTCGTGCGGTCCTCCAGGCCCGCAAAATGAGCCTGCAGGAGCGACAGGAGATCGTGCGCATTGCGCGCGAGCAGCTGCAGGCCGAGCAGGCCGAGGCGCTCAAGAGCGTGGTGAAAGCGGGCGGCATGACTGAGGCGACGGCCGAGGCCATCCGCAAGCAGGTGCTGGGCATCGCGGCATGACGACGCTCGACGCCGTCATCCGCGAGGCGCTGCCCAATACGGCCAACAGCGACGTGCCGGCAGCGCTGCTGCCATACCAGCAGCGCTGGCTGGCGGACGACAGTGACCTGAAGGTGGCCGAGAAGAGCCGCCGCACCGGCCTGACGTGGGCCGAGGCCGCCGACGACGTGCTGATCGCCGGCCGCGCCCGCAGCGCCGGCGGCATGAACGTGTATTACATCGGCTACAACATGGACATGGCCATCGAGTACATCGAGGCCTGCGCCATGTGGGCGCGCACGTTCAGCCAGGCGTGCGGGACCGTCGAGGAAGGCGAGGAGCTCTTCCAGGACGGCAACGACGAAAAGGCGATCAAAACCTACACGATCCGCTTCGCGTCCGGCTTCCGCATCGTGGCGCTGTCGAGTCGCCCGGCGAACCTGCGCGGCAAGCAGGGCGTGGTGGTGATCGACGAGGGGGCCTTCCACAACGATCTGGACGAGCTGCTCAAGGCAGCGATCGCGCTGCTGATGTGGGGCGGCAAGGTCCGCGTGATCTCAACCCACGACGGCGTGGACAACCCGTTCAACCAACTGGTGGAAGACATCCGCTCTGGTAAGCGCGCCGGCAGCGTTCATCGCATCACGTTCGAAGATGCGTGCGTCGAGGGCCTGTTCCAGCGCGTGTGCCTGCGGCAGGGCAAGGTCTGGTCCGACGAAGTCCAAGCAATGTGGAAAGCCGCGATCCGCAAGACCTACGCCGCCGCGGCCAGCGAAGAGCTGGACGTGATCCCGGCCCAGGGCTCCGGCGCCTGGCTGTCCGGCGTGCTGGTGGAGGCGCGCATGTATGCCGCGCCGGTGCTGCGCTACACCTGCCCGGCGGGCTTCGAAAAGGAGCCGGATGCCGCCCGCTTCCAGGTCATCCAGCAGTGGCTGGAGTTCGAGGTCGAGCCGCTGCTCGAGCAGCTGGATCCGCGCCTGCAGAGCGTGCTTGGCGAGGACTTCGCGCGCAGCGGCGATCTGACCGTGATCACCCCGGCGCAGATCGAGCAGGATCTCACCCGCCGCATCCCGTTCATGCTGGAGCTGCGGAACATGCCGCACCGCCAGCAGGAGCAGATCCTCAACTTCATCTGCGACCGGCTGCCCAACTTCACCAAGGCGGCGGTGGACGCCGGCGGCAACGGCAGCGCGGTGGCCGAGTTCCTCGCCCAGCGCTACGGCTACCACCGCGTGGAGCTGATCAAGTTCAGCGAGACCTGGTACCGCGAGCAGATGCCACCGCTCAAGGCCGCGTTCGAAGACGGCACGATCGCCGTGCCACGCGACAAGGACGTGGCCACCGACTTGCGCATGGTCAAGCTGATCCACGGCGTGGCGCGCGTGCCAGATGCGCGCTCCACCGGCAAGGACGGTGGACAGCGACACGGCGACGCGGCGATCTCAATCGCGCTCATGCACTACGCAAGCCGCCAGGATGTGGAGGTGTACGCCTACCAGAAGGTGCCCACCCGCGGCGACGCCGACGGCGATCGCCAGCCCCGGCCGGTGTCCATTACCGCCGGTTTCAAGACGTCGAAAAGGGTTCTTTAAATGGCACTGTCCCGCATCCTTGGCCCAGACGGCCAGCCCTTCGAGATGGGCGTGCTGCAGCAGGAAATCGCGCGGCCTACGGTCACCGGCATCCGCTCCACCTGGGGCTTCACGCCGGTGGCCGGATCGCTGTCGCCATCGCGCCTGGCGCAGATCCTGCTCGATGCCACCGAGAACGACGCCACGACGTACCTGACCCTGGCCGAGGAGATGGAGGAGCGCGACTGGCACTACACCAGCGTGCTGGGCACGCGTAAGCGGGCGGTCTCCGGACTGCCGGTGACGGTGGAGTCGGCCACGGACGATCCGAAGGACATCAAGCTGGCCGACGCCGTACGCGAGCTGGTGCGGGCGCCGGCGTTCGGCGATTTGGCGGACGATTGCCTGGACGCGCTGGGCAAGGGCTACAGCGCGGTGGAGATCGTGTGGGATCGCAGTGGCAAGACCTGGAAGCCGGCACGCTACGAGTGGCGCGACCCGCGGTTCTTCCGCTTCGACTACGAAACGCAGACCAAGCTGATGCTGCTCGATGACGAGCACATCATGGGCACGCCGCTGCCGGCGTTCAAATTCATCGTGCACCGCCCCCGGTTGAAGTCCGGCCTCTCGATCCGTGGTGGCCTGGCGCGCATCGCCGCAGCGGCCTACATGTGCAAGAGCTTCACGCTCACCGACTGGATGGCGTTTGCCGAGGTGTTCGGTATGCCGCTGCGCATCGGCCGGTACTCGCCGGGCACGTCGCAGGACGACATCAACACGCTGATCACGGCGGTGGCCAACATCGGTACCGACGCGGCGGCGATTCTGCCCAAGTCGATGGAGATCCAGTTCGAGCAGTTGGCGCGCACCAGCGACGGCGGCGACAAGGTGTTTGCCGGCCTGGCGGACTGGCTCGATCGCCAAGTAAGCAAGGCGGTGCTGGGCCAGACGGCCACCACCGACGCGCAGCCCACGGGCCTGGGCTCCAACACGGCCAGCGTGCACAACGACGTGCGCAGCGACATCCAGCGCGCCGACGCCCGTCAGTTGGGCAATACGCTCAGCCGTGACCTGGTGCGCCCGTACATCGACCTGAACTACGGCCCGCAGGAACGCTACCCGCGGATCTGCATCGATGTGATCGAGCCGGAAGACATTGCCAGCCTAGCCGAGGCGCTGTCCAAGCTGGTGCCGCTGGGCCTGCGCGTGGGGGCATCGACCATCCGCGACAAGCTGGGCCTGCCCGACCCGGACGCGAAGGAAGAGGTTCTCGGCCCGGCGCCGACCGCAGCGCCAACGCCTGCGCCGCCTATCGAGAAGCGCGCCCGCAACCGCGCCGGCAGTGTCGACGTGGTAGCCGACGATGCGATCGACGAGCTGGTCGCCGACCCGCTGGGCGAATGGGAGCCGCTGATCGACCCGCTGGTCGATCCGGTGCGTGACCTGGCCGAGCGGTCGCAGACGGAAGAGGAGTTCATCGCTGGCCTGGCCGTGCTGATGAGCACCGAGGATCCGGCCGACCTGATGCGCTCGCTCGCCGCGCAGGCGTTCAAGGCTCGCGCCCTGGGCGACGCCACTGACAAGCCGGTGGCCTGAGCATGGGCTTCACCACCGGCCCGGTGCCGCAGGAGGCGCTCGACTACCTGCAGGCGAAGAAGCTCAAGGTGGGCTTCGACTACCGTGATGTTTGGCGCGAGGAGCATGCGGGCGCGTTCACCGTCGCCAAGATGACGCAGCTGGACATGCTCAGCGACATGCGCGATTCGTTGGCCGGTGCGTTGAAGAACGGCACAACGTTGCGCGAGTGGGCCAAGCAGGTGACGCCCGAGCTGCAGAAGCGCGGCTGGTGGGGAGTGCAGCGGGCGGTGGACCCGCTGACGGGCCAGGTGGGCCGAGTGCAGCTCGGCTCACCCAGGCGGCTCGAAACGATCTACAACGCCAATCTGCGTACGGCGCGGCAGGCCGGCCAGTGGGAGCGCATCCAGCGCACCGCAAGCACGCACCCCTACCTGCTTTACCTGCTGGGACCGAGCGCGCGGCACCGCCCGCAGCACGTCGCCTGGGCGGGCACGCTACTGCCGATCGAGGACGAATTCTGGCGCTGGGCCATGCCGCCCAACGGCTGGGGCTGCAAATGCTGGGTGCGCCAGGTGAGCCGGGTGGAATACGGTCGTCTGCGCGACCGCGGCTATCAGGATCCGCTGGCGCCGGCCGAGCTGGACCAGGACACCGGCCTGCCGACCGGCCGGCGAATGCAGCAACTGCTACCGGTGAAGCTGGAAACGCCTCAGCCGAAGTTCCGCGAGTGGATCAACAAGCGCACCGGCGCGATCGAACACATACCCGAGGGCATCGATCCCGGCTGGGATACCAATCCCGGCCAGGCGGCGCGACGGCAGCAAGTGGCGCAGGAATTCATGCAGGCGGTCAACCGCGCACCGGCGGCGGCCGGTGCGCGGGCGATGGCACAGACGCTGCCGGTGATCCAGAGTGATCTTGAGAACGCTTACCGTGAGTGGGTGGATGCCATCACCGCTGGCGAGCTGCGCGGCGTGGGAGGGCGTCGGACGATCGGCGCACTGAGCCCCCAGATCGTCGACGCGTTGCATCGCAAGGTGGGCGTAACGCCGGCAACGGCCGGACTGACGATCGAGCAGCGCGACGTGCCCCATCTGCTGGCCGAGGCGCGCAAGGGGCGCAAGTCGCTGACTCTCGCTGACGTGCGCGACCTGGTCCGCCACCTGGCCAACCCGCGCGCGGTGATCTGGGACAGTGCCAGCCGGCATCCTGCGTTGCTGTACGTGTTCGAGCCGGCGCAACGCGACGATGGCCAGTACGGCCGCCTGGCGGTGCGCATCGACTTTGCGAAGGATGGCGCGGCGATCAATGCGATCCGCAGTGGAGCTATCGTGGCGCGGGCGAACCTGGAACAGCCCGGCATGGTGCGCCTGGATGAGGGTGATGCACTGTAGCCACGGTGGGACGCCACCCAGGTCGTTACCTGGCACCCCCACATGGAAGCTCGGAAGCAACCACTGGCCCGGCGATTTTCCAGTCTTCGCGGCTACAGCGGCGCCAGTATAGGCTCGCCGTGGCGATTTCACAGCGGTTTCGCCAGTGCGCCGCTGCGAGCCCGTGAGCGCCTCGCAGCACCCGAGGGACGGCAAGGGTATGCCCCGGAGGGGGCGCGGCGTTTTTAAACGGGTTTTAAATGGCCTCAAAGGGCATTCGCCGCCGCTGTGGGGCGTCCACGGCTTGTCAGTGGCCGCGTTGGGCGGCATGCTGACGACGTCCCGGCGGATACGACGTACCGCTGAAGCGCTTCAGCCTGACCGGCACCGCGGGCCATCGGCAACATGCTTCCCATGTTCGCCGCATCCGATCTCCATACCGCCCTTTGTGCGGCCGAAATTTCGGCCGAACGTGCAGCGTTGTGCTTTGCGCTGGCTCCGACCGAGGCCGCCGCCGACAACGCGCCGCAATGGCGCGAGCTGCTTCCCGCTCCTGGTGCCGATGGCCGCATGGTCGGCCAGGATGGCCGCTGGTGGCGCATGTCCGATGCGCAGAAGGTGGTCGACCAGTTCACGTTGCCGTTGGCCGTGGACGTGAACCACGCCGGTGAGCTGCTGGCGCCGGGCGGCAAGGAATCCCCAGCGCAAGGCTGGGTGGAGGCCCTGGAGGCGCGTGACGGTGCCGTATGGGGCCGGGTCAGCTGGACGCCCCGCGGGCGCCAGGCGGTGGCCGACCGCGAGTACCGCTTTCTGTCCCCGGTGTTCAAGTTCGACCCGAACACGCGGCAGATCCTCCGCTTGACCAGCGTGGCTCTGGTCAACGAACCGAACTTCCCCCTGGCGCTCAACCGCGCCGCCGACCAGGAGACACCCACAGTGGATGAAGCCATCCGCAAGGCCCTCGGCTTGCCCGAGCAGGCCACCGCCGCCGAGGCGGTGACCGCCATCAATGCGCTGCAGACCTCGGTGAGCAACATCAAGGCACCGCCGCTGGACAAGTACGTGCCGCGCGCCGACTACGACACGGCCCTCAACCGTGCGGCGACCGCCGAAACCCAGCTGGCCGAACAGGCCAAGACGCAGTTGCAGGCGTCGATCGATGCCGAAGTCGACACGGCCCTCAAAGCCGGAAAGATCACCCCGGCGACCGTCGACTACCACAAGGCGCAATGTGCCACCGAGGGTGGCCTGGACCGCTTCCGCGAGTTCGTGAAAGCCGCGGTGACCGTGGGTGACGACACGAACCTGGGCGGCAAGACCCCGCCAGGCACCGACCCCAAGGCCCTCAACGCTGCGACGAAGAGCATCGCCTCGATGTTCGGCAACAGCGCTGAGGACATCGAGAAGTACGGCCAGGAGAAAGCGTGATGCTCAACGCCGATCGCAACACCCCGACCAAGGACGGGAAGCTCATCCCCGTGCCGGTCGCCGCAGGCGCAAAGATCTACGCCGGTGCCCTGGTGGCCGCCAACGCCACCGGCTACGCCGTGCGCGGCTCCACCGCCACAACCCTGACCTACCTCGGCCGCGCCGAGGAGTACGTCGACAACACCAACGGCGACGACGGTGACGTCCAGGTGATGGTGCGTCGCGGCCAGGCGTTCCTGTGGAAAAACTCCGGCACCGACGCCGTCACCCAGGCCAGCCTGGGCAAGACCGCCTACATCGTCGACGACGAGACCGTCTCCAAGACGAACGCCGGCGGCAACACCCAATCCGCAGCCGGCATCGTCATCGGTGTCGATGCCAGCGGCGTCTGGATCGTCTAAGGAGCGATGCGATGCTGATCAACAAAGAGAACCTGGTCGGGGTTTTCATCAACCTCAAGACCACCTTCAACAAGGCGTTCGACGCGGCGGAGTCGCAGTGGCAGAAGACCGCCATGCTGGTGCCCTCGGGCAGCAGCCAGAACAACTACGACTGGCTCGACCGCTTCCCGCGTATGCGCAAGTGGATCGGCGAGAAGGTGGTGAAGGCCCTCAAGGCCAACAGCTACACCATCGTCAACGACGATTGGGAAGCCACCGTCGCAGTGCGCCGCAACGACATCGAGGACGACAACCTCGGCATCTATGCGCCGATGGCGCAGGACGCTGGCTACAGCGCCAAGACTCTGGCTGACGAGATCGTCGCGGACCTCAAGAACAACGCCTTCGCCAGCACGTGCTACGACGGCCAGTACTTCTACGACACCGACCACCCGGTGGGTAACGGCGCTGGCGGCACGGTGAGCGTGAGCAACAAGGGCACGGCGGCGCTGTCGTGTGCCACCCAAACGGCGGCCAAGGCCAGCCTGGGCGCGGCGCGCAAGGCGATCGGCAACATGACCGACAACGAAGGCCGGAAGCTCGGCTTGGTGGCTGACACGTTGGAGGTGCCGGTGGCGCTACAGGAAGTCGGGCACACGCTCTGCAACGCCGACAAGCTCGATGACAACTCGCCCAACCCGTACAAGGGCACGCTGAAGCTGCTGGTGAATCCGCGCCTGTCGAGCGATACCGCCTGGTTCGTCCATGTGACCAGCCGCCCTGTCAAGCCGTTCATCTACCAGGAACGCAAGAAGCCGGTCTTCGTGCAGCAGATCAATCCCGAGTCCGAGGGCGTGTTCAACCTGGGCGAATACAAGTACGGCGCCGAAGCCCGCGCGGCCGGCGGCTACAGCTTCTGGCAGATGAGCTACGGCTCGACCGGCGCCGGCTGATACGGACGGCTTGATTTAGACGGCGCCCGATGAGTTCGGGCGCCGTCGCCGGGAACACACGACGAGCTGAAAACCCGCCCAGGCTTCGGCCTGCGTTTTCACCGAATCCCGATGCGGGAAGGGATCGGCCCCAAAGGTCACGGGGAGAGTGCTGCGGAACGCCGGTCCAGTAAGCAGGCCACAAACCCAGGCGTGACAGCTCGGAGAGACGAGCGCCACTCAATCATGAGGCACAGAACATGGCCAAGAACCAGAACAATAACCCGCCCAAGGACGGCGACCAGACCCCGCCGACGCCCAAGGTGGAGATGCGCGAGGTGAACGTCCTGGACGTGCGCTCGGTGGGCAAGGGTTTCCGCCGCCTGGGTTTGGGTTTCACGCAGGACCAGCCAACGTACCTCAACCCGGCTGCGCTCAACCAGGAGCAGTTGGAGACGCTGAAGAATGAATCCTCGCTGCGCATCATCGGCGCGCGGATCAACGTGGCCGTGACTGAGGGCGCGCCGGAGTCGCTGGTGCTGGTACCGGTGGCCGACGCGGCCGAGCCGGCCGAGGCTGACGAGTAAGTCGCGACCATGAGCTACGCCACCCAGGTCGACATCGACAGCCGCTACGGCAGCGACCTGCTGCTCACCATCGCCGACCGTGACGGTGACGGCGAGGTCGACACCGACGCCGTGTTGCTCGCGCTGGCCGACGCCGACGACGTCATTGACTCGCACCTGGCCGAGCGCTACCAACTGCCGCTGGCCACGGTGCCACCGCTGCTCGTGAAGGCGGCGGTTGACATCGCCGTCTACAACCTGGCGTCGCTGCCCACCGACGAGCAGCGCAACCGTTACACCGACGCGCTGAAGGCGCTGAAGAATATCGCCACGGGCGTGCAGCAGCTGGGCCTGGCGCCGCCGCCGAGCAGCACTGGCCAGTCGGCGACGTTCGTCGGCCCGGACCGCAAGTTCGGCCGCAACAAGGTGCGCACCTGGTGAGCGGCGTCGGGCTCCAGTTCTCGCTGGATCACCTCGCTGACGTGCAGCGCCACGTCAGCGCGGTGATCGACATGGACAAGCGCGAGCTGATGGACAGCCTGGGTGCTGAGGCGGTGACGCAGATCCAGCGGCGTATCCAGGACGAGAAGACCACGCCGCAGGGCGTCGCCTGGCCAGCCTGGTCGGAGAGCTACGCCGCCACCCGCCACGCCGGGCACAGCCTGCTGCAGTCGGAGAACCATCTGCTGCAGAGCATGACGCACGTGGTCGAGATGACGGGCAAGGATGTGGACGTGGGCACCAACCTGATCTATGCCGCCATCCAGAACTTCGGCGGCGCCGGGGTTGGCAAGCCAGGGCTGCCGGCGCGCGAATACCTCGGCTTGTCGCAGGAGAACCGCATGGATCTCGCGGCGGTGGCCAGCGATTGGCTCGACCAGCACCTGCAGGGACGCGCGGCATGAGCCTGCTTGCCCAGCGCCAGGCGATCGTTGACGACCTGAAGGCGGCGCTGCCGGGCGTGACCGTCGTCGCCCATCGCGGCCGCTTCGACAGCGCCGCCGAGATCCAGCGCTTTGCCGTAAAGGCGCCGCAGGTGCTGGTGGCGTGCGTGGGCTTCAAGCCGGTGAGCCCGGGCGGCGGCATGGTGCAGCTGCGCGGTCGGTGGCTGGTGTTCGTGATTACCAAGGACGCGCCCCAGCTCGAGCGCGATGCCGGCGCCCTGGCTCTTGCCGAAGCGATTGAGCGGCGCATCGAGGACAACACCTGGGGCCAGGACAGCCTCTCGGCACCCACGGACATCGACGCCCGCAACCTGTATGCGGGACAGATCGACAAGCTCGGCGTGGCGCTGTGGGCCGTCACGTTTGACCAGGTGGACTCCAGCCCCGCGACGGACGAGGCCACGCTGGGCGTGTTCGCCACGTTCCATCAAGACATCGATGTGGCGCCAGCCGACGGCCAGATCGAGATCACCGAAACCGACACCCTGCCGCAGTAGGAGCGAGCCGATGTCCCTTACCGAGTTCTACCTGATTCCCAAGGCCGGCGTGACCGTGCGCGATCCTGTCAGCGGCAAACCACTGCCGGAGGCCGGCGCCAACAAGCCGCGCTCGCCGTACTGGCTGCGCCGGCTGCGCGACGGCGACGTGCGCGAGGGCAAGGCTCCCCAGGCCGTGAAGGCGGCGACCAACAAAGGTGCGGATAAATGATCAGCTTCGACACCATCCCCAGCGACGTCCGTGTCCCGCTTGCCTACGTCGAGTTCAACAACACGCGTGCGCAGTCCGGCCTTGCCAGCGACAGCTACACCATCCTGGTGCTGGGCCAGCGCCTGGCGGCTGGCACCGTGGCGGCCGGCGTGCCGACCGAGATCCTGGGCGCGGACCAGGCCGAGCAGGCCTTCGGCCGCGGCTCGATGCTCGCCTCGATGCTGAAGGCGCTGAAGAAAGCCAACAGCTATACCCGCGTGGTGGCGATTGCGCTGGATGATGCCGGGGCCGGTGCGGCGGCGACCGGCAAGCTGGCCTTCGCCGGTGCGGCAACGCAGAACGGCACGCTCAACCTCTACGTGGCCGGCACCAAGGTCGCCGTGGGCGTCGCCGCTGGCGATGATGCCGATGCGGTGGCCACCGCCACCGCCGCGGCCATCCAGGCGAATACCGCGCTGCCGCTGACGGCTGCCGTCAATGGCGAGACGTCCAGTCAGGTCGATCTCACCGCGCGTCACAAGGGCCTGACCGGCAACGATCTGGACCTGCGCATCAACTACTACACCGGCGAGCTGACCCCGGCAGGATTGCAGCTGACCATCACGGCCATGAGTGGCGGCACCACCAACCCTGACGTGGCCGATGCGATCGCTGCGATGGGCGACGACTGGTACCAGGCGATCGCCATGCCGTACACCGACGCGGCGAACCTGACCGCGCTGGAGACCGAACTGGTCAGCCGCTTCGGCGGCATGCGCCAGATCGACGGCGTGGCCTATACCGCGTTCCGCGGCACGGCGGCGGAGACCGATACCTTCGGCCTCGGGCGCAACTCGCACCTGGTCACTTGTATCGGCGCCTCCAAGGCACCGCAGCCACCCTACGTGTGGGCGGCGGTGAACGCGGCGGTGGCAGCGGCCTCGCTGGCGATCGATCCGGCGCGGCCCCTGCAGACGCTGGCGCTTACCGGCCTGCTGCCACCGGCGCCGGCCGACCGATTCACGTTCGAGGAGCGCAACCTGCAGCTGCACAGCGGCATCGCCACCCACAAAGTGGACGCGGGTGGCAACGTGCTGATCGAGCGCCAGGTGACGATGTTCCAGCAGAACGCGTTCGACTTGCCCGACACCAGCTATCTGGACGTCGAGACGATCGCCACGCTCAGCTACATCCGCTACGCCACCCGCGCGCGCATCACCAGCAAGTTCCCGCGGCACAAGCTCGCCGGCGACACGGTCAAGCCGGCGCCGGGCCAGGCGATCGTCACGCCCACCATTCTGCGCGCCGAGTTGATCGCGCTGGCCAGCGACCTGCTCGATGCGGGGCTGATCGAGGACCTGGAGCAGTTCAAGCGCGACCTGGTGGTGGAGATCGATCCGAACGATCCGAACCGCGCCAACGTGCTGTCGAGCCCGAACCTGGTCAACCAGTTGCGGATCTTCGCCGAGCAGATCCAGTTCATCGTCTGAGAGAGGTAGCAACCAATGGCAAAGATGTTCGGAAAAGCGGAGGTATCGGTCGACGGGCGGCGTCTGCTGGTCGACGACTCCAGCAAGCTCAACCTCGGCGGCGTCAAACGCAATGCGGTCAAAGGCACTGAGGTGTACGGCTACGCCGAGGAGACGGCCGAAGCTTCCGTCGAGGTCAGCATCTATGTCGACGGTACGGTCGACCTGGGCGCGCTCAACAACACCAGCGACGCCACGATCACCTTCAAGGCGGACAGCGGTCAGTGCTATGTGCTCGCGCATGCGTGGCTGGAATCGCCTGTAGAAGCCGCTGCGGCGACCAACGGCGGCAAGACGTCGCTGAAGTTCGTGGCGCCCAAGGCGGAGCGCGTGGCATGACGATCAAGAACACGCTCAAGCATGGCCTGAAAGTGGGCGACGCGGTCCACAAGGACTACGAGATCCGCGAGGCCACTACGGCCGACCTGTTCGATGCAGAAGACCAGGCGCCGGTCACCAAGCGCCTGGCGTTCAAGGGTGCGCTGCTCGGCCGCCAGCTGGTGCGCCTGGGTGAGCTGTCCGGCCCGATCGACTTGGCACTGATCCGCAAGCTGCACCCCGCCGACTTCGACCAGCTCTGCGCGGACATGGACAAGGTCGACGAAGAGGGAAACGCGCAACCCGGCAGCTGAAGGGTCAGCACCTCCAGGTGCTGATGCTTGGCACCAGGACGGGTTGGAGTTACCGGGAGATCACCGACCTGCCGCGCAGCGTGTTCGACCTCTTCGTGCGCACCCTGACGAACACGGAAACCGACGACTGACACCATGAGCGACACCCTGAAACTGGCCATGCGCATCAGCGCCGTCGATCTCTTCAGCGGAGTGCTACGGCGCTTTCGCAATGAGATCGGCGGCGCGGGCGCGCAGGCCAAGGCCATGCAGCGCGATTACGACGCGATGATTCGGCACACGTCGGCCGGTCTCAAATCGTTGGCGGTGGCCGACTACGGGTACAACAAGCTCAAGCCGGCGGTGGAGAAGGCTGCCGAGCTGCAGGAATCGCTGCTGAGCGTGGAGGGCATCCTTCAGGGCGCCCATCCCAATGCCAAGCTGCTGGCCGATCAGATGAAGCGGGTGCGCGACAACTCGATCGAGGTCGCCAGCCACCTGAAGTACAGCGCCACCGCAGTCACCGACGTGACACGCGAGCTGTACCAGGGTGGCGTGCCGCTCGAAGCCATCCTGGAGAAGTACGACAGCAAGGGCAAGCTGGTGCGCCACGGGGCGGCGTACATGACGGAAGTCCTGGCCGAGACCAAACACGTGGATCCGGCCACGGTGGCGATGGACATCGCCAACCTCGGCCACAGCTTCCAGCTGCGCCCGGACCAGTACGGCGAAGCGGCGGACATCATCGCCCGCGCCAGCGTGACCAGCTCGGGCAGCCTGACGCAGCTGTTCCACAACCTGGACCAGGTGGGCAGCCGCGCGCACATGTTCGGCAACATGGACCTCAAGTCGACGGCGATCGCGCTGAAAGCACTGGCGCCATTGGGTGAAGAGGCGGGCTCGGACCTAGGCGAGTTCCTCTCGCGCGTCACAGGCGGCAGCTATCGCGGTCGCAAGTGGATGCAGAAGTCCGGCTTCGACTTCTATGACAAGGAGGGCAACTTCATTGGCCTGGACGAGTCGATCGCGCTGATACAGAAGCGCACCGAAAAGATGACGCAGGAACAGCGCAACAAGATGCTGGGCCTGCTGTTTGGCCAGACCGGTGGCAAGGCGGTGACGCAGCTGATTGCACCCAGCATGCCGGGCGTCAAGAGCTACTGGGAGATCAAGGACTCCTACAGCCAGCAGGCTGGGCTGGAGCAGCAGAACGACACCTGGGCGAAGGGTCTCAACGCCCAGCTGCAGAAGCTCTCCTCGACGAACGACAGCACGCTGGCCTCGCTATTCGATCCGCTGCTGTCGGATATCACCAGTGCGATCAAGAAAACGGATGAGCTGAGCGGCGCGATCGGCAATCTGGCCACCAAGCATCGCGGCTTTGCCGGCACGGTGTCCTATGGCGGCGTCGCGGCTGTCGGTGCAGCCGGTGCGTATGGTCTCTACCGCCTGGCGCGGGCCGCCGGACCAGGCGGACGCCTGCTCAAGAATTTGCTCGGCCGTGGTGCCAGCGTGGCTGCGGGCGTCGCCGAAGGCAAGGCTCTCGAAGCCGCCACGGGTGTAGTGCCGGTGTTCGTCACCAACTTTCCGGGCGGCATTGGCGGAGCGGGAGCTGGCGTGGCTACGGCGACACGGGCGGAAGCCGCCGCCGCAGGCGCCGGTACGGCCAGTCTCGGGCGTCGCGTGGCGGGGCGAGTCGTCGGGGCAGCTGGCGCTCTTGGCACCGGGTTTGCGGCGCTCGGTGGTGGTGGTGCCCTGGGC